TGGTGTGGCGCAAACAGGTCAAGTCTCTTTGGCTGAAGTCGCTTTCACTGGTCAAGCTGCTGATTTGGCGTTTTCCAATGCAGGTTTTACTGCGACCAACGTCTCTGCCGCCTTGGTTGAGTTGAAAACAGCTAACGACGGCATTGCAAATGACATCGCTGATGTCACCGATGCTGTTGCGGCGAAAGTCACACTAGCTGACCTGAAATTCAACGTTGCGCTGACTGGCACTATCGACGGCACAAACAAAGCGTTTGCGCTGCCAGAAGCTGCTGCCAACGACACGTTGTGCGTGTTCTGGAACGGTCAAATGCTCAAACCAACTGACGACTATGCCGTAAGCGGTACAACCGTCACGATGGTTGGCTCTCCTGATCCGGGCGACAAGGTATGGGCGAACTACGTGAAAGCAGCCGCTTAAGCGTATCCGTTTGATTGAAGGATAGGGTAGGGCAGCAATGCCCTATCTTTAGGAGAACAGCATGTCACGCACAAAACTCTCAGGCATCCGCCAATTGCAAGAAGGCCAAGAAGCCACTGGCACATTCCGTTACGACGAAGGTTACGAACTGACCCATCCCCGTGATCTGGTCACGAAGGAAACCATCGACCCCATGCAATCGGTACTGGATGAACTCGCACCAGCGGACGCTGACACGCTTACAGGCAAGGCATTAACCATCTACAATGCCACCACCATAAAATTCACTGGCTACCTGTCAACCGACCCCACCGCAGCCTACAAAGGTGGTGAGACTGCTGGCGCACAGGTTGCCTACATCATCAATGATGCCGAGTTCAGTCTTGAAACGCCAACCCCTGCGACCGCTATCAATGGTGGCGATAAGGGCAAACTGGAACTCTGGCTGAATGCCGCGAAACTCGGCGAATTCGACCTCGCCGCGAATTTCAACGTGGACCTCAAAACCGGCAACCAAACCTACCCACCCGCCAACAGCACCAATGGCAAATTGACCGTGGTCAGCGTAGGCAAATACAATAATTTCTCTGCACGGCAAAAAGTCGTCGCACGGCTCAACTTTGCCCCCAGCGACCTGCGCAAGGGCTACAACAGCGTCGTCCTGAAACACACAGGTATGACAGGTGGCGACCAGTCCAGCAGCGTATTTGACCTGTTCTACGATACCAGCACCGCCACGCCTACGTTGACCGCATTGGATGCCGCGTTGCAAACCGTCAGCCCAAAGTGGTTGTCAGGTGTGCAATACGCAGGTGCAGGTTCAACGATCCTAGTGGATGCCGAAGGCACAGCACTCTACGACAACACGTATGTGCAAGACCCGATCACGCTATCCGGTTTCCACGGCGCACCGACTGCCACCGTTGCCCCGGCTGATGCCAGCGTCAGCGGCTTGAGCAACCCGCCCGTCGTGGGTGAGGTGATGACCGTGGTGGACAAGCTCATCACGCTATCCACCGCCAACGCTGCCACCAAAGATGCCCGCATCACCGGCACACCGAAAGACCCGTTCGGCACATACCCAACGCGCCAATCCCCAAGCAACAAGATTCTGGTCAACACCTTCGCCAACCGCGATACCAATACTGTTTGGCATTTCGACGACGAGCTGTACCGCTTACCGTTGAGCTGGGACGGCAACGACACCACCACCCCGATTACCGGGCAGTGGAACAGCCAAATGCTGCTAGGTGCAGACGACGCACAATTCGGCATTATCGGCGACAACGAAAACGGGCTGCTGTATCCGGCGGAAAACTTCACCCCGTACTTGCCAGCCAATACAGCGAATTACGCAGGGCGCACGGGCGACAAACAAGCCCTACGTGCCTTCATTGCTGCCAGCTCCAAGCAATCCATTCTGCTGACCCTCTACGGCGTAGCCGCTGGCATTGGCACGGACCTGATTGTTGAAATCAAACTGCCTACGCAAACAGGCTGGCTGTTGTGCCACTTGCCGTATGACTCAGCTCTCGGTGTGGCGGCTGACGGGCGTGGCTGTCTGGTCGGTGCAATCAGTTACGCGGGTGGCAATGCCGCCATTCAAACTACCTTCGGCGGTAAAAACACCTTCGCCGCTGGTGGTCGCCTGCTGTGCCGTATCACGCTCAAAAACGGCAACCGCCAAATCAAACAAATCGGCACGGACTGGTAAGGAGTAGATCATGGCAATTTCAACCGCAATTCAAACCGACGTATCGTTCAAGGACGTAAAACGTCGGGCATACACCAGCACCAGCGCCAAATTTTTTGAGGAAAACATCCCGCGTATCCGCGTGACACCCTCCGACTCGGTAATTACGGAAGCGATTCCGTACCCGCCACCCGCAGAAACCACCAGCGTGGTGGAGGTCATCGATATCCGCGCAACGCTGGATCGTGGTGTTCCGGGCAACAAAGTGTGGGTGCTGAAAGCGACTTGGCAAGCAACGTGGGACTCAGGTTCTGGCAACAAAGCCGACATCCTCACCCGCCTGATTGACCCTGCACTGGGCGGCCCGCTGTACGTGGCAGAAGTCTACGGCGGCACGGCTGGCGGCAATGCCCGTATCCCAGAGCTGGATGCCTCCGACTGGTCACTCGACTACGACGCAGGCGTGTTGGTATTCAACTCAGCAAACCGCAGCGAAACGGGCAACAGTACCGCAGATAGCATCCGCGTGAAATGTTACCGCTACATCGGCGAGACGCTGGCGACAGCCTCACCCAGCAACGCAGGCCACGTCATGGCACGCGCCGCGCTGCAAGGTACGGTGGACGGCACCAACAAGGATTTCCTGCTACCCGCCAACTGTAACACCGACCTGTTGTTCATGCCGTTCTACAACGGGCAACAGGTGTATCCCGGTGCAGACTGGGTGCAGGATGCCAGTAATCCGCTGTTGCTGCACTTTGAGGCCAGCCCCGACCCCGGTGACGTGATGCACGTCGTCTACTACCCAGTGGCGTAACCGATGCCTGACATCGCCATCCCCCGCACTGCCACCACCACGCCTTATATCGACCTCGATATAACCGTGCTGGCGTTGCCAGAAACCCCAGCGGTAAACCTGCCGTTGCGGGTTCTGATGAACGGGCAGGCGATGGCAAGCGGCGATTACCAACGCAGCGGCAACCGTATCCTGATCGCGGGTGATTACACCCGTGATCACTTTGAGGTGGACTACTACACCACCCAAACGATCACCCTTGATCCCAATACACCCACGCCACGCCCAGAGCTGCCGGAACTGGAGCTGTACACCATCCTGCCGACTGCCGCAGGTCACAGCGAATTCCAGCAAGAGGCAACCGACCTGCTGCTGGGCATGGTCGACTTCTCCGAATACGACCTGCTGCTGGCGGAATCTGGCGACCTTGCCACCGATGCCGCCTTGCGCAGTGCCATCATCCTCAGCGTCTACACCGATGCGTGGGTGGATGGCAAAAACGGCTGGTGGGGCGATACCTACACCGCAGCCAGACCGATAGCCGATTCCAAGCTGTGGACGCTGATGGGGAAACCCACCACGCCCGAAAACGTCCAGCTTGGGATTCAGTACGTCACCACCGCCACCCAATGGCTGGTGGACGACAACCATTTTGACCGGATCGACATTGCAGGCGAACACCAACGCCACGCCACCGACTGGTTCGCTTTCCAATTGACCTGCCACAGGGCAGGGAAAAACCCGTTAACCCTGACACTGTGAGGACTTTATGCCAATCCCATATTCCCAAATCCCAGTCGACCTGCTTGTCCCCGGTGGCTACACCGAATTTGACACCAGTCTGGCTGGCACACTCAGCGACCAACCCAGCATCTTGCTGGTCGGGCGCAAGACCAGCACCGGCACAACGCCAGAGATGATCATTGAACGCATCCAGTCCGAAACCCAAGCGGCTACCGCTTACGGCAACGACTCACCGCTGTACAAGATGTGCAAGACGGTGCTGACCCACAACTATGGCGCGGAAATCTACGCCATCGCGGTCATCACCGAAGGCGAAACCGACCCGGTTGATCTGGAACTGATGATCGAAGCGATGGGCGACGAACGTTACGACTACATCGCACTGGCAGAAGGCACGGACATCGACAACCTGCGCTTGATGTGCACGGAACTGGATCGCCGTTGGCACGCCATGCAGGCGGTCGAAAGCCACGTATTCATGGTACTAACAGGCACATTTGTCCAAAACTCGGCATTAAGTCTGCAACTCAACTCCAGCCACTTCACATTGCTCCCGGTGCGTGGGCAAACCGAACCCACCTATCAATGGCTGGCAACGCTGGTGGCTATCGTCGCCAACCACTACGGCAACGACCCCGCCACCCCGCCTACCGACGTAGAGCTGCCCGCACTGGTAGCCCCCGGAAAGCCGTGGACGAAGCGCGAACAGGAAGACATGCTGCACAGCGGTTTATCCACCTTCCGCCACGTCAGCGACAAGGTGTACCTGAGCTACTTGGTAACAACCTACCAGCTCAACGCCCAAGGCGAGAAAGACAGCGCGGCGCGTGACTTTGAAGTGCCGGAAATCCTCAAGAACTTCCGCCGCCTCAAGCACTACTATGTGATGCGCACCTATAGCGGTTACAAAGTGGCACAAGATGCCAGCGCGTATGGGGCAGGGCAGAAGATCATCGACCCCGCAGAAGTGAAAGGCTATTTGTATGACCTCTACATCAACCTGTTCATGCGTGACAAAGGCTGGATGCAGAACGCCAAAAACTACCTCGACACCATGATCGTTGAAGTCTCAGTCAATAACGATGACCGTATCAACGTATGGGATCAGCCGACCCTGATTGGTCAGTTCCGCATTTTCGCCAACAAAACCAGCTACATCACTAAGTAAGGAGCGGCTGCCATGTCCATGATCACTAACAAAGTCTGTGCTGTCACCGCTTCTGGCTTCGGGCCGTTTGCCGTTGTCGATGGCGACAGCAACTTCAAGGAGTCCGGTTGGAAGCGTGAAGGCGTGGTTGCTTGCAACCCAGCCGACACCGCCGCCACCCAAAGCCGCAACTTGGGCGAGTTGGAATTTTCCATCGTGGTAAAGAAAACCACCAACCTGCAAGCCATTGGCGAGCTGGAAGACGTACTGGTGCAAGTCACGATGGGGAACGGCAAAAAGTTCTATATGCACAACGCATGGGTAGAAGAAACCCCTCAACTCGGCAACGACGGCAAAGCCAAGGTGAAAATCTTGTCCGCCAAAACCACCACAGCATAAGGAAAGACCATGAGCGATAACGTTTCATTCAAAGCCGTTGGCAAGAAGTCAGGCACTGTTGACGATTCCAACAAATACACCTTGCTCTACCCGGTAGAGCTGCCTGGTGGCGAAGTTGTCAAAGAAGTGATGATGGCCGACCGCATTAAGGGAAAACACCTACGCAGCATCCTCAATGCCCAAGGTGATGGTGATCAGGCGATTGCGATGATTTCCGCGATGACGGGGCTGGATGAAGACATTATTGACGAGTTTGATAATGCCGACATTAAGAACCTGTCAACGCAATTTGAAAAAAAAGCCCTGAAGACATCATTGGTGAAGTCGGTGACATGATCGCCGACATTGCCACGGTGTTCCATTGGTCAATCACGGAACTGGCAGAGATGAGCTATAACGA